TATACATAAGTTTACATGAGCGAAACTTAGTATATGATCGGATTATAAAATGACTGAAAATTCAAAAGAGTCACAGAAAGCACAGGAGAAAAAGAATGTGTTTTCCAAAATAAAAGAAACCATTGATGATAAAGAAGAGCAACTAGAGATTCTAGGAACTTTTATTCGGCTTGGTGTTATGGTTTGGGCTGGTTTTATAATTTCTTTAAATTATGTTTCTTTTCCAGGTTTATCTAAGGATGGTGGACCCAAGGATATCACTTTCATAGCCAGCGTTTTTACGGGATGTCTAGCCACATTTTCCGTAGATGTAGGTAAGAAAAAGAAAGAAGGAAAAGATGGGTCTAA